AGACAAGTAACTCAGTCTTTACGAACGATGCAAGATAAGTTAAATACTTCTTATCAACAAGAGTTAAAAAACGAACAAGATGCTTTTAATTACTTTCTATCATGACAATTAGATACAAAAATCAAGGTTTTAAACAAGCAAGTACAGGAAAGACCACTGTATTTACTTGCCCTACTGATGCAACAGTAATTGTAAAAAGTGTTTATTGTGCTAACAACGATGCATCTTCAGCTGTTTTAGTTAATATGAATTTAGTTGACTCGTCCGACTCAAGCACAGAGTACGAATTTTTTAGAGATGATGTGGAGGCTAAATCACAAGTAAATGCTACACCTCAAGGATTAAATTTGGAACCAGGTGATTCAATAACAGTTCAAGCAGCTACGGGAAGTAATACAATTCAAGGAGCAATAAGTTATGCGCAAATAGATAGATCACAAGAGAATGGTTAAACACACTATTTTTACTGATTCTATTATTGTAGAAGATTTTCCAAATGAAAATTTAAAAAAAGAAATTACTAAAGAACTTTCAATACAGAAAAATATTGGAGGAAGAAAAATATCTAACAAAGGTGGATTTCAAACTCATAATATAAAAAATCTTAATATATTAAAACCAATTTTAAAAAAATGTATAGAAATGTTATCTGCAAATTATAAAATAAAAGGAAAAAATATTACGATGCAAAATTTATGGATAAATGAAAATAAAAAAAATAATTATAATATTCCACATGTTCATCCATATTGTCATTTCTCTGGAGTATACTACATTGATGTTTGTAAAGAGGGAGGAGAATTATTTTTTATGAGGGACAGTGCATCTATGATGGCTGATCAACTTGATCACATAATAAATGAAACTGATTTTTCGCAAAACTACACTTTAAAACCAATGAATAATTTATTGATATTATTTCCATCACAAATAATGCATTTTGTTTTACCTCATGATGAAGATAATACTAGAATCTCAGTGTCATTTAATATAATAATACATAATGGCTAAACAAAAATTTACACATTTTGTACCAAGACCAAAACCACGAAAGAGGCCTAGAAGACATACAAAAAATGTAAATAAAAAAAAGAAGTTGCAACACAATAAAAAATATAATAGACAAGGACGAAAACAATGAGTGATTTACCAAAAATACCAGCAGAAGCAAAAGAAATTATTAAACATAAAAGAACAGGAAAAGTTTATGATAGTAAAGCTCATTTTGATGCTGATGTTGCTGATCCCAATACTGATACTACTGCTGATGATTTTAGGCAAGATTTAGAAATTAAAGTTACTAGGGCTGGTAATATAGGTGCCAAAACTAAAAAATAATGAAACCTAGAGGTGCTACTGAGATTCAGCATGAGTTATTAGAAAAGTATGTATCAAAAGATTTATTAAACAAATTTCAAATATGTACTTCAATTCCTGGTAAAGTCCCATTAGATCCAAACAAAATAAATATTCTTTGGCAAAAGAATTCTTGGGATCAACCTAATCTACAAAGTTTTTTTAGAAACAAAGACAGACATCATGAATATGATTGGTATGTTTTTAATTCACATTGGACTTTTGAAAAATTTAGATATTTTTTTCAAATACCTGAAGATAAGTCTATTGTTATTAAAAATGGATCAAGCCATTTTCCTAAAAGAAAAATTTACAAAAAAGGTGAGCCTATTAGAATAATTCATCATTGCACTCCTTGGAGAGGATTAAATGTTTTATTATTAGCGATGCAATTAATTAAAAACCCAAATATTATATTAGATGTGTATAGTTCAAATGAAGTATATGGAAGTGAATTTGCAATAAAAGCAAATAAAGATACAGAAGCTTTATTTAGCCAAGCGAGAAAATTAAAGAATGTAAATTATATAGGATATAAACCTCATGAATATATTTTAGAAAATATTTCAAATTATGATCTTTTTGTTTACCCTTCTATTTTTGAAGAAACATTCTGTGCTTCTGCTTTAGAAGCCTTGTCTGCTGGACTCCATGTCATTACTACAAACTTTGGTGCTTTACCAGAAACTTGTGCAGAATGGCCTGTGTATATTAATTATAGTAAAGACTTACAACTTCTAGGACATACTTTTGCTAGTGCAATAGATACTTGTGCTGAATATCTTCACACAGATATCATACAAAACCATTTAGACGAACAACAAAAATACTTTAAAAAATTTTATAGTTGGGATAAAAAAGGTAAAGAGTGGGAAAATTTTTTGAAAGGGGCTATCAATGTCAAGCAATAAATATATAAACGAAGACACATATCAAACTTTACAAGAGGTAAGTATAGAAACACAATCAGATTATGAAAAGGCTATAGAACCATTGTGGGTTGAAGAACCTGAAGATTACAAAAATTTTCAATTATTTGTTGCAACACCAGTTCATAGTGAAGTTTCTATTCACTACACACAAGCTTTAATTGAATTTCAACAAATGTGTTTTAAGAAAAAATTAAAAGTATCTTTTCATTTGATTAAATCATCTTTAGTTACTCAAGGTAGAAACTTATCGGTTGCTGGATTTTTAGAGTCTAAAGCTACACACTTGTTATTTATTGATTCTGATATTTATTTTCAAGGTAAATCAATTTTTTCTATGTTAAAAGCAGATAAACATATTATATCCGTACCCTATCCTTTAAAAACTTTAATGTGGGAAAAAGCATTTCAAAAAATGCAAGAGGGCAGAATTAAATCACCAGACGACATAAGAAGAGCTTTGCATACTTATCCTATGAAGGTGCCAGACGTAAATAATATTAATCTTAATAAAGGTGTTATGGAAGTTACAGATTCACCAACTGGATGTATGCTTATAAAAAGAGAAGTAATAGAAAAAATGATTGAGAAATATCCTGATAAAGAGATAATTCAAAAAACTGTTATTAACGGTAAGTATGTAAACAAGCCAAACATGTGGAATTTTTTTGATACATTACATGATCCAAAAGAAAAGACATATAATGGAGAAGACTTTGCTTTTTGTAAATTATGGAGAGACATAGGTGGTAAATGTTATGCATTTGTAAATGATGCAATAGTCCATGTTGGAGAACACCAATATCAAGGCAAGTTTTACGATGAGTTGATAGCACGTAAATAAAATGTTAATATATGCTATTATTAGGGAAAATAGTATATGGATCCATTTACACTTGCATTAGCCACATTTGGCGTACAGAAACTTAGAGGAAAATCAACTAGATCAGCACTAAAAGATGCTGCCCTTTTGGGAGGATCTGCTTTCGGTATAGGAGCACTTTCAAAAGCTGGAGCCTTTGGTGCAGCTGCACAAGGAGGACAGGGATTTTTAGGAACGATAGGTAGAGGTTCTCCTTTTAGTAGTATTCCAGGAATGGGTGATTCTAATTTTTTAAAAAACATAATAGGTAAAAAAGGTGTTGCTGAAAAAGAAATTATTAAAGATTCAACAGGAAAAGTAATACAAGAAGCTGCTCCTGCTGTTAAAGGTTCAGGAATTTTAGGAGCAGATACAGGAACAAAATTAATTGCAGCTTCAACTATTGCGCCTTTTTTGATGGGCGATGAGGAACCAGTAAAACCTATGTTCACAGAAGAAGATTATAAACAAGCTTACAAAGAACAATCAGAAAAATTAAAAGGTAAATTTGAACCAGTAGATACAGCTGTAGCTAAACCAACTATGGCTGAGGTAACTGGATCAAATATGTTTTATGCCAATCAAGGTGGTCTAGCAACAATGCTACCAAAATATAATCAAGGTGGTGTTAATTATTTGCCATCTAAAATTGATCATGATGAAAATGATGTAAATAATTATGTGAGAGCTACTGGTTATGTTGAAGATGGAGCTGGTGCTGGAGATAAAGATGAAGATACTATGTTAGCTCAATTAGCTGACGGTGAGTTTGTATCAAGAGCTGATGCAGTATTAGGAGCTGGTATATTATCTGGTGCAGATCCAAAAAATTTTAAGGGTATGAGAAAAGCTGGTGCAGACTTTTTTTATAATCAACAAAAACAATTTAAAAGAATTTACGATATAACAAATGCAAGCAAACAAAATTAAAATAAAAAA